TGTTTCAGTATTAGAACTGAACATTGCACCTACGATATCTTGAACATATTCAGTATTAAGTCCTACCGTAACTGCTGCTGATTCAGAACCACTATTAGCAACGTCTATACCGCTATTTGCAGCACCTAAAGTTGCTAGGTAGTTACCAGTAGTGTCTGTGCCTAAAGCAACGGAATTGGCAACTATAGTAGCTGTAAGCGTACCATTAGCTAAAGCGGTGAGGGTCACAGAACCACTTAGATCACCTGCTAAAGTAATAGTTGGGGATTTATTAATAGTAGTACCTGATGAAATATCACCACCATTAATATCAACCGTATTTAACACTGGTGCTGTTAGTGTTTTGTTGGTGAGTGTCTGTGACCCCGTTAGAGTTGTGACTGTGCTATCTATAGCAAAGGTGACTGCATTACCGCTACCTGTTGTATCTATACCTGTACCGCCAGTAAAGGTCATAGTTTCGCTGTCTAAATCTATACTTAAAGCACCGCCTGAGTCTCCTTTAAAGTCAAAGTCTTGCGCTGTTATTTGTGCATCTACATATGCTTTTATTGATTGTTGTGTGGCTAGTTTGACATTACTGTTACTGCCTAAGTTATCTTCGTCTAATATTCCTGTGACTGTTGCGCCACCTGCTGTGAAGAGTAAGCCTTTTAATTTAGTGCTTAAAGATGATGCGTTGCTTGATGTAGTAGCAAGCCATCTAGCATTGGCATGGTCATATATAATTGTAGAGCCTGCATCACTAGAACCGACTGTTTCTTCTGCTGTTGATCTTCCTAATAATGTTGCTGCACCTGCTAGACCTTGTGTCCCTACAGTTATGATACTTATTGCATCGCCGTCAGTTACGACAACTTTGTTTATGGTATTGGTGTTGGAGGTTGTTACCTTTGATATAGCCATTATCTGCTAATGTTCCTCCTGATTGTATAAGTGCCTTCTAAGATACGATATACCCTAGATGAACCGTCTACTACCTCAAGATCAAATATCCCGTCACCTGCCGTTAAATTGGCTGTATCTGCTGCGGATATAGATAAGGTTACTGTACCTGCTGAACCACCTAAGGCGATTCTGTTATTTGCTGTTGTGAGTGTGAGAACTTCTGATGAACTTTCAGGTGTTTCCCTTAAGTCCATTTCTGCTGACGTGTAGCCAGTTAGATTGATTACTGTATCGCTAGAATCTTTTAGCGTAAGGGTTTGTCCAAAGGTCGCTCCCTGTTCTATGATGAAATGATGATATCCTGCACTCATAATTGTTCCCTTTAATTTGCATGGTATCTACCATCATTAGCATCTGCTGAATTAATAATATCACTTTAGAATGTGTTGAGCATCAAAAAGTAATCGGGGTATAAGTTATGAAGCCTTCTTCTTAGTAGTTCTCTTTTTAGATTTTTTTGGTGCTTCACCGCCTTCCCACGCTTCGTTTACGTCAGGAGTGCTAGGATCATCTGCTTCTAATTGTCCTTTTTCGTTTCTTGCTCTTACAGGCTCGCCTTCTTCTTCTGCTCCTGTAGAAACTTTAACTTCCATTGCCCATCCGTTTTCAACAAACGTAGACATGATATCTTCTTGCCATGATTCTTTTGCATCAACAACTTCGTCTACTTGATATAGCTTAGTGTCTGTACCTTCTTGATTAGAGGATGCAGGTTTAGGTACTAAAATTTTAAATGTTTTGTTAGCCATTTTTATCTCCAAAAGAAAGGGTAGGCGATTAAACCTACCCAATCAAATTACATAATGCCGTTAGACATTATGGATTGTTACAGTGTTATCAGAACTGTGTCTTGCATCACCTTTCAGGATAATTCCACTGATACTTGTACCAGTTGAATGTGTACCTGTTTTAGCAATTACTAAACGCACATATCTTTTACCACCGACATATCCGACTTGGTGAATAGACCCTGCTGTATCTGGGTTACCGCCTGCAGTACCATCAAGGATTAACCATATGCCACCACTGGCTATAGTTCCATCAATGATATCTGCTTGTGCAACATCAGTAAAAGTAGAGTTGTCATCACTATGCTCTAAGGATATTTGGAAGTTCAAGTTTGCTGCAAGAGTATCACCTTCTGCGCCAACATTAACAACAGCCAAGCATGATTCGTAACCTTGAAGGTCAACTCCTACACCATTTGCTGCTGCAGTTTTGACTGCAGGGATAATAGACATTACAGGAACTAGATTATTTGATAAGTCTTTCATAATTTACTCCTTATTAAGTTGACACTTTTTGTTTAATGACAGCTTCAGCTTGAAGAACCTGTCCACCAACTCTACGTCTAGCAATGTATCTAACATTACCAGTAGTAGCTTGTGTGAATGGGTCTCTAGTTACAGCTAAAGATACTCTGTCAACAATCATGTATGCTCTTCTAAAATCACCGAACAATACAGGATAAGTGTTAGCACCCACGTCAGGCATATCAGTAGCTTCTACATAAGGATAACCTAATATAGTATTAGGGACTCCTGCTTGTAGAGACATACCTGCTTGGAATACATATTGCCCTGCAGTGTCTTTAAGTTTTCTTATTGCAGAAAGAGTTCCTCTGTTAAAAACAAAAGTTCCATTTCTAGAATATTCAGACTTAATGCTGTGAACTAAAGTTATCAGTCCATCAGCTAGCAACGTAGAAGCGTGTCCTGAGACTGCTTCACCAACACTACCGTTAGTTAGAAGTCCTTCAGGTTTGCCTACTGAGTCACCGCTTACAAATGCAGTTCCTTCAGCTTTAGCAAATTGCTCTGCGAATTCTGATTGCATTTCTGATTCTAGATCAAAGACAGTATCTTCTAAGTTTTGCTCAGAGATATCAACTAAAGCGTAAAGTTCGTGTGCAGGTAGTTCTTCTAAACCAACTGTGTAACCAGTAGTTTCAGAACGGCTTGCAGATTCAGCTACCCAATTGGCAGAGAATTGACCATCACGTTTAGGCACTTGGATTGATCTTTGTCCAGTGCTTCTCACTCTAGCGATTGAACGAATAGGTGAAATTTCTGTTACTGTTTTTAGTAACTCTCTCACATATTCAGGTGGTGCTAGATATCCACCAGTTGAGTCATTGCTGACCGTTAGTGCTTTTTTCTCTGCATCATCAAGATTTTCTAATCCTTTTCTGCAGTAAGCTTCAAATGCTACAAGAGTTTCGTCAACTTGCTTGGCTTCATAACCTGAATTTGGTCTTTTCATGACCGTTTCAAGTTGTTCTACCTGCTCTTTGATTCCTTCTTGAGCCTGTTTGGCTTGTGTGATTTCTTGGTTAATGTCCTCAAGACTATTCAGCTTTTCTTCAATAGCATCTAGTTTTGAATCTACCAATATATCAACATTTTGCCCTTTTTCTAGTGCTTCTAATTTTTCGTCATTAGCTTTTTTAAATTCTTCAAAAGCATGACCAATTTCAGAAACAGCATTTTTTATATCTTCAGACATAATTGCTCCTTAGAGTTTGGTTATTGTTAATGTTAATTGTTTAATGGCTTCTACCACTTCAGCATTAACATCAACATCTCGCTGAGTAAATGCCAGATTAACAGCCTTTGCTGCAACCTTTGCTTCTGAACGAGATAAGTTGAAAGCATCACGCATTCCATTCTCCCATTCTCTAATAGAGATTTCCTCTCCCTTTATCTGACGAACCGTAGCTTTAGGGTTCATCGGAAAAGTAACGAGACTGATCTCCATTAAATCTACCTCTTTGATAATGCGTTGATTTTTACGCTTATCATAAGAAACTTCTTTCGGGTTCACTCTAAAGCCTATACTTAGACCATCTAAAGCACCCATTTTTAATAATTCGTAGGCTTCTTGCCCTGCTTGTGTTTTTAAAGCCAATCTGCCTTTAACATAAAGACCATGACTATCTTCAACTATTTCATCAAATACACCTATTGGCATATCAGATTTATGTTGATATAAAAGTTTGACACCTTTGTTACCTCTCTCTGCAAGGCTCTTTGTAAATGCACCACTTTTGATTACATCATTACCTAAATCAGTATTGTTAAAAACTGATCCGTAACCTTCAAAAGTACCGTCTTGGTTTTCATTAGCTTTGATTTCAGAATGTACTTCTATATAAGACTTAAGTTCAGAGACATTATCTTCGCAATCACAAGCTTCTTTCTTTTTAGGTTTCTTAGGTTTCTTCATACGACCACCGTAACCATATCCTGATTCTTCGTTCTCAAGTTCTTCACCTGTCAACCTAGTGTAATCTGCGTGTGAACCGCATGGCATATAAACAATGTTTCCATCATCATCATGCGTGTGTGTACCTGAACAACCTATCTCTTCTGCTCTTGCTTCAGCTTCAGCTTCAGTAGTAAATACGTCTTTACTAACTTCTCTTTTAAAATCGTCATTCTGTTTAGAATCTTCGTGGGAATCGTACTCGTCTGTACGGACAGCTAAATCAGGCTCATTAGATGTTAATTCACTGCTCATAGTGCTATCTCCAAATTTATCCCTATATATAGTATCT